GACAAATGGCTGCAATGCGCAGACATGCAAGGCATCACACTGCAAAGCATTTACGATCTATGGTAGCAGCAATGCGCAGAGGTGCTACGTTTGGACAATCACATTCACGAGCTATGAAGAAGGTTGGTAAGTGAGAAAAAAGAAAAGAAGAAAGTCTAGAGTAAATGAAGCAGGTAATTATACCAAACCCACACTTAGAAAAAGACTTTTTTATCGCATTAAAGCTGGTAGCAAGGGAGGTAGAGCTGGACAATGGAGCGGACGTAAAGCACAGCTTCTCGCAAGGGCGTATAAAAAAGCAGGTGGTGGATACAGATAATGGCTCTTAAAAAATCACAGCGAAGTTTAAAAAAATGGACCTCTCAAGATTGGGGTTACGTTACTAAAGGTGATGAGAAGAAACCGCGCAGGAAGCGTGGTAGGTATTTACCTGAGAGTGTGCGTAAAGGTTTAAGTAAGTCACAAAAGGCTTATGAGAACAGATTAAAGCGTGCTGCAAGCAAACGAGGTAAGCAACGCGCTAAGTATAGTAAGAGAACAAGATCAAAAGTAAGGAGCGCAAGATAATGCCGTATCATTATGGAAAAAAGAAAACAAAGAAAAAGAAAAAGAAGAAAATGAAACGTGGAATGAAACGTGGTCGATAAAAAGCAAATGCGTGGCATCATTAACGATGTCCTACAGAAACTAGGTGATAAGTACGCAGATCCTAAAGCCTTAGACCTAGTATATAACACTGGTTTAGTGGAGTCAAAATACGTTTATTTAAAACAAGTACAAGGACCAGCAGTTGGCTTTATGCAGATTGAACCTTGGGTAGCGGTATCTACATGTAAAGATTACTTACAGTTTCGTGAAGAATTAATGAAAAAAGTAGCGGATGTATGCAACCTTGATTGGCATTACTTTTTAAATCCTACTGAAGAGGACTGGCGATATATCTTAACAACAAACATTGCTGCGCAAATCGTATTTTGTAGAATACATTATTGGCGAGTGCCAAAATCTTTACCGAATACTATAGAAGAACAAGCAAAGCAATGGAAACGTTATTATAATACTGCACGTGGGAAAGGTACGCCAGAGAAATTCATTGAAATCGTAAAGAAATATGGATGATGCGCAAAAAATAGATCGATTAATACAAACAATGTTAGAATTACAGGAATTAGCAATATCACTTGATGATCCACATAATAATCCAGACACAGTTATTGCTACAATGCTTGCATTAATTATCTGCGCAGATATACCAGATGTCACCATTTTAAGTAATAATATGAACATAGGAATAGCATTAGCATGAGTTATCAAGAAGCATTTTGCAATACAACTACAGATCTTCAAGCAATCGTAAGTGATATAGATCGATATGATCGTAAACGTGTTCTTATGAATAATTTTATTACTACTGATACAAGTAATCTATACCAATTGCTAAACACTGGACACATAGAATTATTGTATCGCAATGGTATTGAAATGACTGCTGTAACTGATAGTCCTAATGCAGATAACGAATACAATTATTCTAGCAGTACAGATTCTTTTCAATTCTTTTTATCATCATCATCTGTTAGTGCATTAAACAGTGAAGTATTTGAAGCTGGCGAAGATTGGAATACACTCAAAACTCGTGTAGTAAACGAACAAGCAGACCATATACGCAGTTTTTTAAATCGCCCTATATACAAGCGTGGTAATTCTAATTACCAAGGCGCAGCAGATAGACCATATGACTTTATAGTGATCCGATGTAATGCGTTGTTAGCCTGCGCTGATTTAGTGCGCAGTCAGGATTCAGAGAAAGCTGCGGAGCTTGATGAATTAGTTTTAGGTGATGATGGTTTACTTACTAAATTAAAAAGGCGTGATTATGTCATGTGGCATGAAACATCTTTTAGAAGTGAATCTGGTGTAATACGTGAGGTAAGTGTCAATGGATCAACTACTGGATATATCGAAGATATTAAAATGTATGGACCACCTAGCACAGATTATGACGAGGTGCGTGTGGTCATTAGTACAGCAGGTACATTTAATCCTGGAACTGCATCTACAGTTAAGTATGATGTATTTACTAAGGATGACACTGGATTACGCAGGCATAAATCAGTAGACGCAGAAGTAATGAATGGTGATTATCAAGCACTTGCATATGGTGCGTTAATTCGCTTTCAGGCAGGCGTATATACGCTAAATGACGAGTGGAGTATTACATTCCAATCAGATGATGTGCAGATGGGAACTGTGCGCAGTGGGCAAATTTATAGATGATGTCATCCATAAAGGTATAAATGATGGCGATAAGTTTTGAAAATGTCATCTTTGATAGAGTTCTTGAAAACGTAAACAGTATTATTGCAAATGAATTTGGTATACAAATATTTTATGATGAACATCAAGGAAATCAAAGTTTTCTTTTGCAACCTGTCAGCGATGAAATCATTGACACATTATCTAGTGGACAAATACGAGAAGTGACTATATCAATACAATACGAATTGGATTTAAGTAACAAAATCAATAAAAATTCATTTAAACAAGTAATGATGATTACAGAAAGATTAAAAAGATTATTGTTCAATAATAACACATACAGTGTAAGCGGTACGAATCAATTTCGTAATGGCAGCGTAGGAAGTGTTGAATATGAGCAGGAAGATGATAAAATCAGAAGTACAACAACATTTTCATGTCAAACATTGGAGTTAGTATGAAAGTTAAAGCAACACCAGAATATAAAAAGCTATCAGATGATAAAAATTTTATTGCATTAGGCAAAGCAAGTACGCATTTAAAATTGTTAGCAGGTATGGAATGTGAAGTATCAAAATCTCTATTACCTTTATCAAAAGAACTATTAAAAGCACTAAAAACTAAAAAAATTAAAAGTGAGGACAAATAATGGCTAAAAGTTCAATATTTCAAACCAGCCAACAAACCAACGTAATTATAGGTACTGAAGCAACGTTTGGCACAAAGGTGGCTGCTGATGCTGCCATAATTCATATGCCAGTTACTAGCTATAGTTTTTCTGAAGTTGCTAATCATACATTGGCAGTAGCTCCATTTAGAGCAGGCGCAGGTGGTGCAACACAATCTACAGAAATGGTAAAAGCACAAAGACATGATAGAATGTATGAAATTACGTTGGATTTTATGGGATCACCACAGGCAATAAATAGAGTTTGTTTAGCATTGTTTGGTGATGATGATGGCACAAATGTTTTGCTTGGTTCTATGCCCACTACAAGTAATATAAATGGTAGCACCGCAGTACCAGTGACATTATATTTTGACAAAGGTAGCGCAAGCGCGGCAGATACTGCACTATCATTTAAAAGTTGTATGTGTACATCATTCACAATATCGGGTGATATTGGCGGTAATGGCGGTGTCATTATGGGATCTGCCACATTCGTTACTGGATTTAATCCAGATAAGGCAAATATTACATTTAGTGGTGGCACTGAAACTACGATTGCTGCACAAACTGCTTATTTTAATATGCATGATCTTTCTACAACTACGATAACACCTTCTAGTGGCAGTGCGGAAGATTTAGTTTTATTTTCCTTTGAGCTAAATATTGCACGATCAGTAAATAGAGTAGGATTTGACACTGCTGCAAATGGATTTGCACCATTAGGATATGTAGTTGGTGGTTATGAAGTCACTGGATCAATGACAGTTAAAAGAGATGCAGAGTCTGATGCTGCTATAACTTACGCAGATACTGCTGAACCAGTATGTGCTATAAGTATCACTGATGGAACATTTGCACTATCTGCTGCTAAAGCAATTATTGACCAAGCATCTATCAATTTTGATGATGATGGTTTCAAAAGTGTTATACCATTTCGATGCACATATAATGCTGCAAACACAAACAATCCTGTGATTACAATAACAACAGCATAAAATTTCAATCACGATCGCACGCCATTTTCATCGAAGGATGAAACATGAAAGTAAAAACAGATCATGGAACATTTGATGTTCCAAACATTACCTTTAAGGCACGTAGAGATCTACATCAATTAGAAGTTAAAGCGATTAACAAAAAAGGTCAAATTGACACTGCAAAATTCTTTGATGTGTTAGATTGGATTTTAAATTACGCTTTTACTGATCCAGAAAAATCATTAGGTAAGTTTAATGATAATATCATAGATGAAATACTAATGACTATCTATAATGCATATAAAGAAATAAATCAAAAAAAGTCCTAATGCACCGCGTGGCGGTTTGGATGTCGTATAAACAGCAACCAAGCCGCGATTTGCAGTTTCCATACTTTGCGCAGTCTCCTACTCTTAAAGAAAAAATCCAATATACAGAGGAAGTATTATGGGAAGAAATCGCAAGACTTGTAGAAGAAAACAAAGATGGAAAATTTACGCTTGGTGCAGCGTTATATTATTCATTAGTGTTCTGTGCTGACTCAACATACTTTTTAACGCCTGAGACTGTTTTTGCGCTTGAAGAGTATATGTCTATGAAGAGGTTTAATTTACCATTAGCTAAAACTATTGATGAAGCTGATTACCATCGTTTAGTCATCTTTTCGGCTATAGATGAAGAATTTAATGCACTCCAATCAGAAGATATAAAGAAACAGAATGGCTGAAAAAAAATTTATAATAGAAGTTCGCACTAAAGGTTTTTCTCGCGCCACAAGAGATTTCAAATCTTTAGATAAAAATACCAAACAAGCAAGAAAAAGCACGCAGAATATGCGACAATCAACCGAAAGGTTGCGTGGTTCATTTGATGGTATGCAAGGCACATTAGGTAGCCTTAGAAATCGTTTACTAGTATATAGTTTTGCATTAGGTGGTGCGGCGGCAATTACAAATAAATTTGTACAGGCAGCTTCAGGCTTTGAGGATGTAAAAACACGATTGGTTGGTCTTACTGGTAGTGTTTCGGCTGCAAATGATGCATTTGATCGTTTTAATGCAGTAGCCGCAAAAACACCATTTCAGTTGCAAGATGTAGTAAATGCAGGTGCGCAGTTAGAAGCATTTGGTCTTGATGCTAAAGCAACATTACGCGCAACAACAGATTTAGCTGCGTTTATGGGTACAAATGCTGTTGAGGCGGCAAGTGCGTTAGGTCGTGCCTTCGCTGGAGGAGCAGGCGCAGCGGACATTCTTAGAGAGAGAGGAATACTGCAAATTATTAAAGATTCTGAAGGAATTAAAGATTTAACAAAACTTACTTTACCTGAGTTTAGAGTAGCGTTAATAAACGCGATGGCTGATCCAGATGGTCGTATTTCTGGTAGTGCAGATCGTTTATCTCAAACATTTAGTGGTGCAGTAAGCAATATGAATGATTCATTAAATCGTGCTGCGGCTGAAATTGGTGATATATTATTACCTGCACTAAAATCTGTTGTACAATTAGTAGATAGATTTGCACAAAGCGTAAATAAAAAAGAAATTGCTGAATTTGTTACAGTGTTGACTGCGATTTCAGCGGCAATGTTTGTAATTCATATTAATACATTGAGAGCTAGATTAGCAGTTTTTCTTTTTGATAAAACTCTAACCAAAACAAAAATTGGTTTAGCAGTAACAGGTTTTGCATTGCTATTTGATACGATCCTGGAGTTAACTGGTGCATTTGATGATTTGTCGCAATCTACAAACGATTTTAACGCAGATTTAGAAAAACAAGAGCAAGATTTAAAACAATATCAAACACAACTCGCAAATGTCTCACCAGAAATCAATAAAGTCGCAGAAAGCATTGAAGAACATAAAAAAGCAAGTGAAGGTATAACAAAAACACTGCAAGATGAATTATTTGAACTACGCGCACAAAAAGCAGAATTAGAAGGTTTAAATCCAATAATTGTTGCAACGATGAGGGCGCGAGTTGCTTTGACAGATGAGAATAGACATCAAATCGAAAGTTTAATTACATTAAGAAAAGAACTAAAGCTGCTTGCAGATGCAGAAAATTTACGTGAAAAAAATATTAAACTAACCATTGACAAACAAAGTGAATTGTTCGATTTAAATAGATTGTTACATGTAGCAAATAATGCAAATAAAGATACAATGGAAGAAAGCATTGCAGTAAATAAACGCGGTAATGATATGTTAAATGAAATGGCAGAGGTTTTAGGTTTAACCGCATTGCAGACTACAAAGTTTAAAAGCACTATCGATCCATTTAAAGTATCATTAGAAGAGTCAGGTGATGTGTTAAAAATTATGAACACAGAATTGGGTGCTAGTAAAAATGAAACTATTACTGTAACAGAAGAGCAAGCCAAAGCTATTATGGTGATACAAAAACTAAATTTAGCAGAAATGGAGTTAGCAGAAAAATTACAAGCTACTACAGAGGAGCTTAAAAAAAGAAAAGAAGAAACAGATGCAGCTACACAAGCTCAAAATGATAATATAAAAACCTTTCAAGATTTTTTTCTTAAAACAGACGAAGGTCAAAGAAATAATATTCAAAACACAATTGATATGATCATGGCTAATAGAGATTTATTGTCCAATTTTGGTGATGTGGATATTACATTGGATCACTTAAAACAAAAATTAGCAGATGTAGGCACTCAACAAAAACAGTTTGCTGAGAGTGCGAATATTGCCGCAGGCGCACTTAACATGACTACAAGCGCAGTTAGAGCTTTATCATCAGAATCTACTAGCACAGAAGCAAAAATGCAGGCTTTACTTGGTATTCTCGCTAGTTTTATTGGTATGGTTGGTGGTCCAACTGGTATGGTAGCTGGTGCAGGTTTAAATTTATTTGGAGCATTGGCATTTGGTCATACTGGTGGATTAATAAAAAATAATGGTATCCAAAAATTTGCTACAGGTGGTATGGTTCGTGGTCAAGACAATGTGCCTATTATGGCACAAGCAGGTGAATTTATTATGCAACGTAGTGCAGTAGATAATATCGGCATACAAAACTTAGCTAATTTAAATAATGGAACATCTGGTGTAGGTAATAATATTACAGTCAACATATCTGCACCATTAGTTGATGATACAGTAGTAGATCACATTATACCTGCGATTGAAAAAGCTAGTCGATTTGATAGAGCATAAATATGGCGTTTGGGAATGAAATTAAAACTAGCAATATTCAAGAAAATTGGCTTTTTGAGTTAACATATAACAGTGGCGTAATTTATCTTAGTTTTGCAGATTATAATGATGGATCAAATTTTTATTATGGAAGTATATTAAATCGCCCATCAATTCGCGAAACGTTACAACTATCAAATTCTACTGCAAAAACATCCAACATTAATATTGATGTAGCAAATTTTACTTATCAAGGATCTCCATTTAGTGAGTTTTTGTTTGGTGGTAGTAATTATTTTATCAATCAACAGATGATAGTAAAATCAGTCGTAAACTACGCTACTGCTAATATTATTGGATATTTTCGCGTAACTGATATATCTCTAAATGAGCAGAGTATTAAAATTGATACAATTGCACACCGACCTTGGGATTTTGTTGATATACCTAATGTAAAAACTGCACAAAACAGATATGTACCAGTAGTGTATGGTAATTACACAAAAAATACGAACACGCAGTATAATAGCTCAGATTTGACCGATGCAGAATTTATTACTAGCTTGACAAATGATACGTATTTTCCTGCTGAATATCACATCAGTCGTGTTGGTAAAGAAGAATTTACCACTGGCATTCATAGTATAGGATCAGATGCAGAAGCTGCTCATTATGATTCAGCATTAGATACATTTATTCCTTTCACAGATCCAACTAGTGCGAATGCAGTGCGGACAACAAATCATTACGTTACAAAAGCAAAAAGACATTTTGTAAGAGGCTTTGGACATAGACCAGATGGATTTACAGATCATCATAGTAAGTGGTCTAATGAAGCAAATGCACATAACACAAATACCACAGATTTTGCACAATATGAGCAAACCTTTACCGCATCCTCTTCCACTCCAAGTGTATTAGAAGCAAACACAGCTAATGATCTTGACTATACTTTTCAGATACCCACTGGTACATTAAATCAAGGAACGATGGTTGTAGAGTTACAAACACAGCACACTGTTGGTTCAAATTTTAATTCTTCTGCTGATACATTTAGTGTAAAAACATATATTGACTATACAGGAACTGGAGATAGTTTTACAGAAGTATTAGTGCAAGATCATACAGATGGAGATAATTCTACAGATAATCACACAATTACAAAAACATTTACAGCAGATGATAGACATCCAGATGTAATTAAATTTGGAATACGTAGACAAATTGTTGATGCCACAGGCGCAGGAACAAATCCAATTAGTGGTGCAGTGGTAAGAGTACGTATTAAAGATATAAAAATGTTTCCAGAAATGTTAAACGAAGAAAAAGATGGACTAAAAGGATACTGCGCAGGTGATGGCTTAACAAATTCATGGGATAGTTCAGCGATTACCGAAATACATGAAGCGCACAGAGATTTATTAATTCGGTTTGCTGGTATGGTAACCACGACACCTACAAATTGGTCCACATTAGATAGCACAAAAGATTGGGAGATAAAATATTGGCAAACAAAATTAGAACCATTAACAAAGGTGTTAGAACGTTTGCAGTATGAAGGTGGATTTATTTTTAAGTTTAAACGTGGAAACTTAGCAGAACCAGAATATGTATATATTAAAGATAGTTATAGTAGTGGTGATATTGACTATACAATTACAAAAGCAGATATGAATGATACTCAAGTAAACATTACTAGTTTTTCTAATTTAGTAACTCAAATGAATGTTAATTATCAATTGCATCCTACTGGCAGTAGATACAAAAAAACAATTACAGCAAAATCTGATACTACTAGAACGAATTATAATATTCAGACTAAAGAAAATATCATAGATGTAAATTTAGATGCGTACACTGCTCCAGATGTAGATGCATATGATAATTCAACAGATGTTGAAAGCGCAAATCCAAATGATGATTTTTTTGCGTATTATCATAATCTAAATGGTAGTCCTCGCATATTAGTATCTGGTAAAATTATTAATCCAGCATTATACAACATTGACACAGGTGATTTAGTATCTTTTTCAGACATGCATCCAGCAAAAGCATTTGGAAAAGCATATACCAATGTAGTGTTTATGATCACAAAACTTTCTAGATCACCAGGTATTTTACAATTTGAAGCAAGAGAAATAGGAGCAATATCGTGAGTTATCAAAGATTTGGAACACCAAGAATTTACGTTGATAATATTAATTGGTTATTGGCATTAGGTAAAATGGATACTGATGATTTAACGTTAGCAGGCACTGGAATTTCTATGGCAAGTGGATCGTCATTAAAAGCTATTTTTGATTTAAAACCAAGCAATGTTCAAACCATATCATGTAATAGTAGTACCAACGATGCAAAAATTAATATTGATACTACTTTTGGTACAGATAGCGATGTTGATAATAATTTTATTGCAATACTTGGACATAATTTCAAAGATGCAACAACAAAATTTAAAATTCAAATTAGTGATAATAGTAATTTTAGCAGTTCCACTACACCTAATCCTACAGTGGTTGTAAATGGTAGCGCAGCTAGTGGTTTTGTGACTCCACCAAACAATGGGTGGACATTGATTACCTATTCAGGTACAAGTGCAAATCGCTATTTAAAAATTACTTTTGATGATACAACAGGCGCAGGTTTTGGTGCAGATATTAAGATAGGTGCAATTATGGTAGGTGAATACATAGATTTGCCACAATCACCAGATTTACAACTCACAAAACGTTTTACCTTTGATGGGTTGAAAAAAAATATATCTACTGGTGGACAAACATATGGCAATGCTACATTTTTAACTGGTGCAAATTGGTATCTTGCTCCATTTCAATTAGGTACTACAAGCAATGCAGATCCTATAAAAAAATCTGGTAGAACCGAGCTTGATTTAGATTTTAGTTTTTTAACTGATACTGATGTATTTCCTGAAAAATTATATTCAAGATCTGATATAATTGCAGGGAATGATTTTACAACAAATATTATCAGTAAAACGCATGGTGGGTTACTTCCTATGTTACTTCAGTATGATAATTCTGTCACTGAAGGTCAAGATAGTTTTTTATGGTGCAGACTAAATAACGAACCAAATTTTCAACAAGTTGCACCTAATGTATATTCAACAACAATCAATTTAATAGAAGAACTGTAATTTAATTCTTGCATAGTGTTGACAAACTGTTTTAGTTTCTGTCAACACTTATGAAGCCTTTAAAACAACATATGAGAGAGTGTGGTTTTAGTCAGAACCAATTAGCAAAACATATTGCACTAGATAAATCTATGCTCTCTTTAATGATTAATGGCAAGCGCAAGTTTCGACATGAACATAAAGTACGCATTGCGCGAGTGTTAGGTATTAAACTCGATTTTATTGAGTTTCCATATTAAAGCAAGGAGAGAGAATGAAGAAAAAAATATCAGATTTAGATAAAAAAACAATTTTTGGCGAACCCATTTCTTGCGTAAAAGCAATTTTAATTGGTAATCAATGGTATAAAAGTGATATAAAAAATCCATTAGAAACAGAAACTGATCATTATAATAACAAAACTTACTTTTATTTTTGGATGAATGATGAAAACAGCATGATTAGTAACTCATCACGCATTAGCGGTAACATTGAAACTATACAAGCAGTCGCAGTTGATTAATTTGCTCCTCAAAATATGGGCAATGCTGATTGAAGTAGTGTTTCCTCAACTACACTCTCTCTCTCTTTACACTATTAGGCATTGCCCATGAGCATCATATATAAAATAACAATACCAGACGATGAGGAGCGTTTTACATTTGCACAACAAGTGCGCAAAATATTCGATCACTCGAATACATACATTCCACACTCAGAGCAATCAGATATTGGCGTTCAAGCTACATGCACTGAAAAACAATATAAAAAAGTGATTGCTTTATTAGATAGGCGTGGATATACATATAAACTAATACAGGAGTAACGATGAGTGGATTATTAAACGCTGATTATAGCGTGCCTTCCAGTGGTGAAAGCAGTTATATGAAATTTATGAAAGGTGAAAATAGATTCCGAATATTAGATAAACCAGTTGTGGGTTATCAATATTGGCAGGATGACAGGACACCAGTTCGCATAAAACTTGCTAACGAAGCACCTGCTGGTGAAAAGCCAAAACATTTTTGGCAAGTACCAGTCTGGAATAATGATCAAGTGAAGATACTTGATATTACGCAGGCTACTGTGCAAAAGCAGTTGCTTGACTTGGATCGTAACAGTGAGTGGGGAAACCTATCACAATATGATGTGATTGTAACTAGAAATGGTGAAGGTATGGAAACTACTTATACTGCAACACCATGTCCTAAATCGCCGATGACTGATGAGATGATTAAGTCGTATAAAGAGTTTAAAGCCGATTATGATCCTAATGCAGTATTTGAAAGTAATTCTGCAACGCAAGAAGAGGAATTACCTTTTTAATGCCTTCTTCCGCATCCAGAAAAGGCTATAAAGGTGAAGTTGAGGTCGTGGAGTTACTTCGCGATCTTGGCTTCACCGCCGAGCGTTCATGGGGAAGCGATGGGCGCAGCTTTGGCGAAAAGAGTGACATAGATGTCAAAGCCACTAAAGGTGACCTTACCATCCTGGTACAAGTAAAGAGAAGAAAAAAGATCGCAGGATTTTTAGATTTTAAGAATGCAGATGTAGTTATGGTCAGGCAAGATAGAAAGCCTTGGCTATGGATTGCAAAGCATTCATGGATGAAAAATTTATTTAAAAGCGGAGGCGTAGAAACCCATAAACAAGAAAATGGCGTGTCTAATGATCGTGATAGTCATGCCTCCGCAAATTTAGAGGAGAGAGAAAATGATTAATGAGACTACAAAACAGCATAGTGGTGCATTTATAAGAAAGATTGGTGGTTGGGGCAAATATTATCAATTTTTGAAGTCACAAAAAATAATACAAAGATCTGCGCCAAAGGTTGGTCGTAATGATCCATGTCCATGTGAT